AAAAACGTTAGAAAATTACGACTAATGTTTAGGAAAATCCGCTTGAGTAGTTAAACTCAAGAAGATAAAAAACCTAAAATTAAATTTAACTAACGAAGCGGCTAAGCTTTAAAAAATCCATATAATGGAATAAAATATCGATCGTAACGATATTTTTTAATATAAAAATATACAAATATATACCTATGCAACTGTAGGAAAAGTTGAATAGTAAAATACTGTTGGACAACAGAGAAGATAAAAACAATTAAAATCTGCTCCAGCACCAGCAAAACACGTAAATGTGGTAGTCAATGATGAGGTAGATGTAGAATTTTGTCTAATTATGCTATCCAATAACGCACAAGTACGAGATGAACCATCATAATTATTGCCATTAATAATTGTAGCTGGACTTGGAAAATTGAATGCATACTGATTCATAAATGGTAAATAAAAATTAAGACTTGGATTAATTTTATCATTGGTATAAGTTGATCCACCTTCATGCTGAGTAAATTCTTTATTTAACCATGTCAAAGTTGCTCCTTTAGATGCATTATTATTTACATAGGAATAAGTTTTACCCAACGAAAAATCACCCTGAGAAGCTGTTGTGATACGTTGAACACGCGTATCTACAATAGAAGTATATTGACCGTCACTAGCATTAACAATATAATTTGTTCCACCACGATATCCACCATATAGCATAGAAATATATAGCATTGGATGAGTATTGGAGCATGTATATGGTGCAGTACCAGAACCGACCAATTTAGATGCAGAAAGTTGACCATTAGGGTCATATCCAAAACCTGGTGACATATGTGAGTAACTTTTAATAAATCTTAAAAATTTTGTTGAAGTAGATGCATCAGGTATAGAAACATCATACATGCTATAACGACGAAGAACAGCTCGTATAGAAACAATAGGTTCGCCAAAATTTAATAAATGTCGATCTTTATGAAAACTACCTTTATCACCCAAAGTTATTTCAGTTGCTTCGATTTCTACAGTATCTTGACTTTGGACTGGGAAATAAGAAGGTGGAACAGATGCTGCAGTCTCACCTAACTGACTACATGGATCAATTAATTCAAAATTTTCTGCTGCTCTAACTGAAATAACAAGATCTACAGTTGCTGGTGTTATCGGAGATACTAATGGTGTTAACACAGAAATATAAAAAACACCATTATCATAATTAGAATCACAACCAACGTCAATATCATCTATTGTCCAATTCTGTTCAATAATACCTCGATTACGAAGAAATTCAAAACGTTGATGATATGGGATTCTAATTGTAGCTTTATTAGTCTCACCAATATCTAATATAGTAGAATATACTGAATTAACTGGTTTAACGCCACCACCAACAATGGGGTCCCATTGTAACAACAAACGACCCTTATGGAACTTAGTACAAACAATATCAATATCAAATACAATATCACCTCTCCAATATGTAAACATTGAAGTCAAATATGACATATATGTATGATTAACTGTATAACATTTAACAGGGGTTCCAACTGTTTGTAAGGAAAATAATGAAGGAGAAACTCTAACCCCAAAAGCTCTATGACCTATAGTATCAGTCGTAGACCAATTTGCAACAGTTAAAATACTAGTTTTCTGTGTAATATGTGCCATAGTCATTTCATCCTTAGGTTCAATACCAATAAGTGCAGGATCTATAGAAATACCTTGAGAAGGACTCAAAGTTAATTTCTGAACAGCAGTTGAAATCTCAGAAGTGGCCATTTGTGCAAAAGGCATAGGTGTATATGCTTTAACATCTTCAGTCACTGGTAAATTGGTGTAACCCAAAGCTTCAGCTACCATAGCAGCCATACTTGCATGTTCTGAAATTGCTGTGGCTCCTGCTGAAATCTCTGGACACACCAATGCAGTAGCAGTAGCTACAGCTGTACCAGCCTTTGCTATAGTTTTACACGTATCTGAAACATCACCTGCTTGTAAAGCAAAAGCTGATGTTGAACCCATTAGCTCAACATCTTCAAACCATGCATAGGTTTGAATTGTAACAGAAGTAGAAGCTGAAGATGATGCAACTCTCAAAGGACTAAGAATATAATAATATAATTGTCCCATGCTAGTCATTTCACTTGTTCCAGGGATAGATATCCATGATCTATTAGTGAAAAAAGGTAAGTGCAATTCTGCTGATGCATTATCAGCAGGATAAACACATACATGTGGCAATTGAGAATAGGGTGTAGCTAATCTAACATCATTCGCAACAACACTAGGTTGTGCTATCTTAGAAGCTCGCATACCAACATTTGGTTCATGAGATATCATAAAAATGCCATAATGAAATGGCGTACCATTAACTATAAATTTTAAACATAATTTACCTCGAAAGAAAGCATAATTTTGTATTTTATTCTTAATCACAGTATCATTGGCCAACAAATACCAAGGGCTAATAGTATATGAAGATGGATAATTACCAGTAGTTTGAGATGTAGTCCATGTTCTTGTATCAATAAGAGTAGGACGACTCAAAAATTTAGCTAAGGAAGTTCCATCAGATATCGATGATGAAACAATGGGAACTTTACGATATCCTGTATCCTCCACTACCAATTGTGAATCAACAAAAGTCACATTTTCAGAAGTCGAAGAATTTTTTGCTTCTGTATAATCTGAAGTTTGTTCAGATTCATCAGAAGATTGTAAATTTAAAGAATTCATACATAACATGTAGGCTCTTTTATACCGACATGTAGGTGTGGTTGTTTCGGCCACCACATCAACACTTGAACCGCATACACAGGCGGAACGACCTAAAAAATTTAAATTGAAAAACCATTTTTAAGACTTGAAAGATGGCTTATTCTTTCAAGAATCCGAGTTTTCATACTCGTAAGACTCTGAGGCCTTATTGAATCTTTGAACTAACATATCATATGTTGGTAATGTAGATTCATTAACATAGAACGTATAAGGTTCACGCTCCAATACCTGTTTAAACTTCATATGTTGCTTCTCAAATTTTTCCCTACCATGGAAAAAATATTCAGAATTAGCACTACTAATAACATCAACCATCTGTTTATATTTATCTATAGTCTTAGAAGGTACCCACATAGTTAATGATTTAATAATTGAAGTCTCATCTAAAGGAGCCATCCAATTCTTAACATCATCACTCCAACGCCATTCTCTTTTCAAGAATGAAACATCTGAAATATTAATAAAAGGTACACTTTCAGATTCCTTATCTGCCATAGTATACTCAACACCTATCAATTGAAGTTGATTTTGAATAGCAGTATGGTTAAACCACGCAGCTGATGGGTTTACTCCCATAATATTATCATCTCCATAAGTAAACAAACGCACGTTCCGTTTAAAAGATGATACTTCTCTATTTGGATTTAATGAAATATAACAATATCTCATATACAACGAATTTACTAATGAATTAATTATTACAGTCAATGGGTGACCTGATGGATTAGTTCCAAAAAATTCCACTAAATCACCATTAACGTTTGTAACAGGAAAAGCAGTATCTTCACCAATACACATAATAGTACGACATTGCTCTTCTGTAAAACCAGCTGCTTTATGAACATTCACAATTATTTCATATGCAGCTAAAATAAAATCTGCAATCATTCGTTTATCAAATTTACCATAATCACCAGCAACAATTTGATCTACACCAAATTGTGTCAAATAGTTATAAATCATACCCCATTCTGCTGATTGAGTAACAGTACCAGGACCAGCTTCAAAAACAAATTTATTCTTTTGTAATAATCGGATAAATGATAAAAGATTTTTCCGAACAACTAGACTCCAATCGATTGGAGCGCCAGTAAACATACGTGTTTTCTTAATTTCACATTTGCTCAAGGCTGTAGCTTCATCCTTGAGATGACCAACAAAAACTGGATAACATCTCTGACCTTGTCGATACTTATCTTCAATAGAACTCACACGATCCCAAATTTCTTGTGGAAAATCCACACCATCAGGATAAGTTTCATCTTTAGCATCAATAAGATATTTCTTTTTTGGACATGACCATGGAAAACCCATGGATGTAGTAGTGGCTATTTTATCAATATACATAACGCCAGGTAAACCATTAACACTCGCCTTATTAGATAACACCAATAATTCTTTTTCCCAACCTCTGGGCAAACCATTAATAATATCATCAGTAAAACTTTTAACACACTTTTTGAGATATTGTTTATTATAATTAACATTAGGCTTAACCATTTCAATGACATTCTTTCTCCACGGTTCCCAACCATTCATACATGGTTGACCATAATTATTTTTTACACCATAATAATCAAGAAACTCTTGACTCAAAGGTGTTGCACAAACATTGCTCTTAGGTTTACATCTAAATCCAGTAAACGAACCATAAACATTAACAGTTGCACTTTCTAAATACCGAAAGATACTTTTATAATGAGGTTCTACCACCAAATTAGTTTTATCATCACATGACAAGACTGGTGCATTGCCCCCTTGAACTACTGGTCTTGTTGTAAAACATTCTGATGAAATTAAAGTTTCAATTTCATCTAACTTTACATCCAAAATACCAATATTGTTATTCAAACCCAAAAAATGAATACCAATAATTATTGGACCACGTGGAGTCATAGCAATACACAAAGAACCACAATCTCCTTCATTTGTAATGTCACTACTAACCCCAATATGCACATTAAATTTTCTTGATAATGTTGAAACTTCAAGATTTTCAATCATATGCATTGCAAATATACTCTTTAAATCAAGAGTACCATCTCTTGCTCGTGTCAACTCGATGGCAGTAGTTGGACTAATAATTTGATTATTCCAAAATTTACTAATATCTTTAAAAGGAGGAATACTACTCACTTCAAAAACACACAAATCATTAATTTTACTAAAACTAATATCACTACGCTGAATAGCGATGCGAATGTTTGAATTAATAGCAGCTTGCGAATTTGTTTGAATCACATCAACAGTAAAGTCGTTATAATGATCTTTAAAAGCATGACCATTAGTCACACAAAAATGTCCTTTAATAAACACGCCTCGCATAGTTCTCTTCATGTTTTCACCAGGTACACGAATCTCTAATAAAACACAATTTTTATCAAAAAGATTACGTATATCATTAGGTGTAGCTGAAGCTAAACTAGCTGAAGCTAATGGAACATCAAAACTTGTTAATTCAACACGTGGATTATACCACACATTTTGTTTTTGTTCTTTAGCTAACTGACTTTCAGTTACTCCATGAACATTACTAGTTTGTTGTTGAACTTTTCCCTCTTCACTCTGAATATTAGTTTTCTTCTCAACCTTATCATTTTTAAGATAACAAAAATAGGTGGTAATGGCTGTAAGCATTAATGTACCACATATTAACATTCGTCTAAATCGTGGGTCTTCCAAACGTGGACTAAGACTAGTAATATATGTAACATGAGCTTCCTGTGTAACATAGTTCATACAATACGCAATTATCCATCGCATGCTACGATAATATGATGCCCACAACAATAGGTTCATAACACTCTTATATGAAACTATCCAATTAATTGTTATCATAAATGTATTCTTAGCATAACGCAATAATGTAGAATTACCATATTGTAGTGTCATGCAAGAATCATGCGGTAGTGGTTTATAACATGTTTCACAAACACTTATTGAGAACATATCAGTATCTTTAGTCATAGCACGCGTTTGATTAGCCTCATGCTCTTTACAAGCTTTACCAAAAGCTTGTAAAAATTCATTAACATTATCATATTTTTTAACCAACTCTAGAGATGCTAATTCCCTATTTCCTTGTAAAACAGGAACAACTTTTTGCACTTCAATATCCCAAAGATCAGGGAATTTACCATCTTCAGTTGCAATTTTGACTGGATCAATAAAAACTTGATTATTATGTAAATATTCCTGTTTAGGTTTAATATTAACTACAAATGGCAATCTGCGTCGGATTGCTAAAGGACACCAAAAGTATTCTTGAGCATGCAAATCAGCACAATTTGAAGTTGCTATAACCAACTTAGCCATAACTGGGGTCTTACCTTTATCCTCTAAAGCAGCTTGTGGTGGAACATATGGTACATTATTAATGACATTTAACATATCCTTAAGAGTTGCATCAACCTCAGGACTCTTAGTCGGATTTAAAAATGCAATATCATCAAGTTGAATACACCATTTGCTAGAATCAAAATTACTCCAATATTCATCCATAGGATTTCTAACATATCTAAAATGATCGTCTCTATCTAGCTTAAAAAGAGCTCCATAATAATGATATATCATTTTACTAAAAGCTGATTTAGCTATACTAGATGAACCATGAATTAAAATACCCATAGGTGAAGAACGTTCCTTTTGTGCAGCGCGTCTGGTAATTTCTGTATTTTGCAATAATTGTAAATTACTTAATTTTTTCTTAATTAACGAAGAATCTATTCCTGAAACGCTTCGTACATGTTTAGCATAAGCTTCACCTTTCTCTACAGCAGATCTTAAATCAGCTAAAAATGAAAAATATGATGTGTTGTGAGCTTGTAAATTGCCAACAAATGGAGCTAAGTTAAGAATTCTATCACTTTCCTTTAACCAAACATTATATTCAACACCACTATGAACAAAATTGGTAATATCACCTGTAACTTTAAATTCATGAAATTTCTCACACATAAATAGTGTCACATCAATAACACACACGTAAAAAGCTTTTTTAGATGAAAAAGCCGACAACATAGCTCGCTGTTCCATTTTAGAATAATCTTCATCAGATAAATATAAACCAAATTTGCGTAAAAATCCTTGAGTAAGTAAAAAAGAGTACAAACTCACAAGTTTCTTACCAAGTTCACAATCACTGATTTTTGAAACTGTATCAAATGCTGATCGTAAAACTTTTAAAGTTTCACCTACATCAAAAGCTTGAACTTCATTAGTGAAGAAATTATTAATCTTATTTATAGCTAAAACACCCAATGATTCACCTACAAATAATTTATAAGCCATTTGTGTCATAACCATATAATCACTAATAGTTTTACACTTCTTAGCATAATTAATAGTTATCATCAAATTTTCCATTTGTGATAAAATCCATGCATGTTCAGTATTTAAAGTTATACCTTTAATACTGTGAGCAATATGACGTAACATTTTATTAAATTGTGATGTATCACCAAAATCTAATTCATCACTACTTTGGATCTTCATTCTATTAAAAATGCTCTGTCTGTCCAATTCGAACAATAATTGTTTTTCACACTCTCGCACATGAGTGTATAAAGGTAATGGAATATCAATACCTTTATGATATGTTGCTACTTTAATACTTTCTTCAATAAAACGAAGTGTATCTCGAACAATGTGCGAATTTTTCGCATCCCTGCGAACTTGTTGCACCATACTACCATGTCTTATAACCACATCTGGTGCATTTATGATTGGTAAATTCCTATTATCTTTATAATATTGAAGATAATCAATCATAGTAATATCACGTTGAATTTCACAATGAACTTTAGCATTGCGACGTGATTTGATTTTATTATTATTAACATTGTTATCATGTACTTTATTCATTTTAAATAAAGTTTGTAAAAAATTGACGTACGACCCTTCGAATGTAATTTTAGTCATTGTAATTGAGTCTTAATTTAAATATTAGTCTTTCCTAAAAGTCATTCAATCTTTCCTAAAAGTCAGGTTCCATTCTGGAACCAATAGCTATTTCACAGCTTAGTTGTCTGTCCAACTGTAGTAAAGTATATATATTACCAAAATTTAAATAGTATTTAAAATTTCTTATGAGAAGGAAACCTACTAACACATGCGCAACATCCGTCAAAATATATTGCAAGGCAGTATACCAATTAAAAATTTATATTATACACGTTCATTATTAGTGACGTGAAATGGGATCCTATAAAAAGGAGACTTACAACGTGGGGTAGATCGAAAAAATTTATATCAGAGGGGATCGCCCTTACAGATAAATTTAATCAAAATACATTATGAACCACTAATCGTCTATAATACCAAATACACATATAATAACTAATTATATATAAATAAATAGATAACTCTCATATGCTTATCTAAAAATTATAAAAACAAATAATAAAAACAGTAAATAAAAAGTAACATAATAATGTTACTTATAGAGTTCAACACAAGTATCTAACATATACTTGTAAAATCTCTAAAAATTTTTAAAAACAATTGGAAAATTTCCTAAAATACGAAAAACCAATTTTACAAACATATAAACATAGAGGAATATTATTTAAAGCCTATATTCTAAAGGCATTAGTAAAAATCTACTAAAATTCAAATAAAAATAAAAATAATTTAAACTATATAGTCTTAACCTGATCACATTAAGTGACCTCCGGTCATATAGTGAAAACGTTAAAAAATAGTGTTCTGTTACCATACAGGCACTCGAGTCATTTTATTTTTCTATCATTAAA